TCATTAAGTGGTATAGAACTTGAGTCTGGTGCTGAATCAGAACCAGTTATAGCAACTGTATCTCTAAGATTTACGTACTACGAGATAAAAACTACTTCATAAATTACAATAAATATGCTATACTATAAGCATTAAATTGGATTATTTATATTATGACACTAAATGAAATTAAAGAACAATGGCACAAAGACGTAAAGATTGATGATATCGAATTAGATAAATCATCTCTTGACGTACCAAAACTCCACGCAAAATATTCAGAGATGTTAACTGATCATATTATCAAGTTAAAAGACCTGCAATTCAAATTACAACTACTAAGAAAAGATAAGTGGTTATGGTTTAATGGTAAATTAGACGATGACAGAATCAAAGAGTTAGGTTGGAATCCTGATCCTTTTGATGGACTAAAAGTTATGAAGAATGATATGGGTGTATTTTTCGATGCAGATCCAGATCTCCAAAAAATAAGAGCACAAATAGAATACTTAACAGAAGTAGTAGACTTTATTAAAAGATGTATGGACAATATTACATGGAGACATCAGACTATAAAGAATACTATTGAGTGGCGTAAATTTATGGCGGGGCAATAATATGAACTATTCACAACCAATAGCAATAATACCAGAATTTTTAACACCTACTGAGTGTGATAAAATATTAGGACATGCGGAACTACTCCCATGGGACCCAGGAATGATAGGGGGTGCTGGTCAACAAGTCGATGCTGATGGAAACTCAACGTGGGAAGGTGGTAAAAGAGATTCAAATATAAGACAATCAGATGTCAAATGGATTTTTCATGGTACTATGGGAGAAGAATTAGATAATAAAATTACACAGGGTATAAACAGTTGTAATAAAGCATCAGGTTGGAACTTTGCATGGTCAGAAGTAGAACATCACCAGTTTACTGTTTATCATCATAGAGAAGAATACGATGAAGAATGGAAGAAAGCAGTTATTAATGGTACAGCAGTACCAGGAGATCATTATACATGGCACCAAGATTCGGGTCCTTTCGATCAAGGAGTTACACCAGGATTCATTAGAAAATTATCTTCGACTATTCAGTTATCAGAACCAGATGATTACGAGGGTGGTCAATTTCAATACATTGATCCGAATGGTGTATTCGATTCATTAAAAACAAGTCCAAGAAAATTCGACATCGATGCACACGTTAAGACAGTCCCACACTCAGCAAAGAGAAGAGGGTCATTAATAGTGTTTCCGTCATACATGTATCATCAAGTAAAACCCGTGACCAAAGGCACTAGAATATCATTAGTGAGTTGGTTTCACGGACCAAGACATGTCTAAAGTTACAGTTGAGAAGATCAATGAGGTCTTCATGAAAGTTAATTGCGATGATGGACTCGCAAGAGACCTTTACGATTTCTTTTCTTTTACTGTACCAAATGCAAAATTCATGCCGTCTTACAAGAAAAAATTTTGGGATGGCAAAGTTAGACTTTTCTCTATCAAAACAAATCAAATCTATGTAGGTCTATTACCATATGTAGATGAGTTTTGTCGAGAGAGAGGTTATGACTTTGAAGGCATATCAAATGTTATTGGTGAGAAAACTGATATTAAGTTTGATCTTAAAAAGTATTTCATGAAAGAATACAAACTACCATTTGAACCTAGAGATTATCAAATGGAAGCAGTCGAAACAACACTCAAGTATGGTCGTCAACTTTTATTGTCTCCTACAGCAAGTGGTAAGTCTCTAATAATATATCTTCTAGCAAGATGGTATAATAAGAAAACTGTTATTATAGTTCCTACTACTTCACTAGTAGAACAAATGACAAAGGATTTTAAAGAGTATGGATATGATAAAGACATTTGTAAAATTTATAGTGGTCAACCTGTGTTTGATGCAGAGATCACGGTTACAACTTGGCAAAGTTTTAGTAAGGCACCTAAAGAAGTTTTAGCATCATTCGATGTAGTTGTTGGAGATGAAGCACATTTATTTAAAGCACAGACATTAAAAGGTATTCTTGAAAAGATGAAGTCTACTGCAATTAGAATAGGTACTACAGGTACTCTAGACGGATCAGAAGTACATAGACTGCAACTTGAAGGACTCTTTGGTCCATGTAAGAAAGTTATCTCATCTTCATAACTTATGGAAGAAGGTACAATTGCAAACATTGAGATTGATTGTATTGTATTAAAACATAAAAAGTGTCATACAATGTCATACCAAGAAGAAATGGAGTACCTCGTTTCTTCAGAAGAACGTAATCAATTCATAACAAATTTAGTAGCATCATTGAAAGGTAATACATTAGTATTATTTCAATACGTAGAAAAGCATGGTGAAGTATTATATCCTATGTTAGAGGGCAGAGTAGATGATCTGCATTACGTATATGGTGGTACAGATACAGCAGACAGAGAAGCAGTTAGAGAACTTGTAGAAAAAAGTAATTCAAGTGTTATACTCGCATCATACGGAACGTTCTCTACAGGTGTTAATATTAAAAGAATCGACAACATAGTATTTGCAAGTCCTTCGAAATCTAGAATACGTAATCTACAATCAATTGGTAGAGGGTTACGTAAGACAGATGGAAAAGATTCTATGAGACTGTTCGATATATCAGATGATCTTCAATGTGATAATTACACATTAGAACACTTAAAAGAAAGAATAAATATCTATAATGAAGAAAACTTTCCTTACGAACTAAAACAATTTGACTTGCATGGCAACACCTAAAGACTTAACATCACCACAACAATACGAAGTATTGAAGACCAGATCTGGTGCAGAGATAGTTGGTATGACTAGAGATATGGATAAAGGCATAGAGATTACATTACCAATGATATGTCATTTGTCAATGATACCAGGTACAGGAAAGACACAATGTATCTTCTATCCATATGCACCATTAAGTGCTGAAGAAAAATTAATTATGCCGTATGATCATATAGTACATAGAAATACAATGAACGAACAATTTATACCACATTATGATAATGCAAGTTCAACATGGTTTGAAATGATTATGGATAATAATATACCATTAAACAAACCCTCAGAGATACATAAAGATTTAGATAAAAGAATCAGAGATGCAATGTCTAAGATTCTAAGTAACAGTGACCCAGACATATTTGATGTAGAAGAATTCGATGTTAGAGATACAGGTATAACACTTGACGATACTATCGAAGACTTTTTAGAGATGCAACCACCAAAGAATAAAAAAAAGTTGCACTAATTTTTCTACAACCAATACCGAGCATTTATTTGCATTATAAATAACTGCGTATAACATGTAGTTATATGATGATATCACTGGAGATTATATTAAAAAATGACTGAATTAGTCAAAAAAATTAAACGCAACATGCCCGAAATGACAGTTGAAAGAGTCGAACATAGTATGGAAATAACTATACTCATTATGATTTTTATAACTAGTGTTTTGGCAATTGCGCCAATTGTTTAAGGAGTTGAGATGAAAAATCTATTTGCAGTAATTGTGGCATTAGGTTTCATTAGCAATGCATGGGCAGATGACTGGAGAATGAGAAAATTCGATTTTAATATGGATGGTTATGTATCAAAGTTAGAATTAAAGGAAGCAGGTTGTAGAATTAACAACAGTCTTTTCCTTTATGCTGATAAAGATGACAACGATTTGTTAGATCAGAAAGAACTCAGACGAGCATCAGAGTATATTGTTAAGAAAAGATGTCCTAAGTAATGAGTGTATTGAAAAAAGTAGGGAATGATCCTTACAAAAGACCAGTTGCTGAGAGGGTACAAAGATACCCAGAGCAATTGAGTCTACATTTACACAACACTGTGGACGCCACACCAGAAGAATGGAAAGAGTGGAGAGAGACAGATTTCTTTTCGAAAGGAAATTTCGATCCACTCTTACTATTTGTAGTAATACCAACAATCATTCAAGTAAGTGCCTTCTTTTTTATGTTGGCCGTATTTGTAATCAATGGAAGTTTCTTAGAACAAAAATGAATATTTTGTTCAAGTTATTGTTTGGTCTAGGAAAAGCGGAAGTTTTTGAACCCAATTTCTATACTATAACATTCACAGCATTAATGCTATTAGTATTGTTTCTAGGAGGAGTAACCTTATTAATGTATCTCTTTATATAAGTATCTGCCCCGGCGTACATACTAATCATATCATGAATCCACCGCCCGTCAATAGGGATTCCGAAAAAAATTTAAAATAATAAATATCTAAAACCCTCTTACAATCTACGAAGGAAACTAGTATAATAACTACATCATGGCAAAAAACGCAAAACAAAACGAACACTATGTCAACAACAAAGAGTTCACTCAAGCAGTCGCCGAGCATAACGAAGCAGTTAAACTCGCCGAATCTAAAGGCAAGACGCCACCAAAAATGTCAAACTACATAGGGGAATGTATCTATAAGATTGCAACTCGTCTATCTACAAGACCTAATTTTATCAACTATACTTACAGAGATGAAATGATTTGTGATGCAATTGAAAACTGCATACAATATATTGGTAACTTCAATCGAGAAAAATCTAATAATGCATTCGCATACATTACACAGATATGTTACTATGCATTTCTCAGAAGAATACAAAAAGAAAAGAAACAAGTTTATATAAAACAGCAAGTTATCTCAGATATAACTGCTGATACATTTGATACTATAGATGGCGATACTACAGGTATGGTCAACTCAAATGTAGAATGGTTACAAGACAATATGAACAGAGTTGAATATGAACCAAGAAAATCAAAGAAAGCAAAGAAAACCACGGAGAAAGGTTTAGACAAATTTACTAAATGAAAATAGCAATATTGAATGACACTCATGCTGGTGTTAGAGGTGATATGCAGGCAATGTCTGACTATCAAGGCAGATTTTATAAAGAAGTATTCTTTCCATATCTAGATGAAAATAAGATAGATCATATCATTCATTTAGGTGATTACTTTGATCGTAGAAAGTATGTTAACTTTGCTACACTCAAAGCAAATAGAGAACACTTTATAAAACCATTATTAGAACGTGGTATTACTATGGATTTGATTCTTGGTAATCACGATACTTATTATAAATCAACTAACGATGTTAACTCACCAGACCTATTATTATTTGCAGATGATAATATTAATGTAATAGAGCACCCAGAAGTAAAAGAATACGATGGGTTTAATATTGCTCTAGTACCATGGATCAACAATGAAAACTATGCTGATAGTGTAGACTTTTTACTAAGTGCAAATGCAAGTGTTTGTATGGGTCATTTCGAAATCGAGGGTGCTTTACTATTCCCTGGTGCAGTATGTTCACACGGGTTGGACATTAGTTATCTAAAACGATTTGATAAAGTTTACAGTGGACACTTTCATACTAAATCAGAAGTTAAAAACTGTCGTTACTTAGGTTCACAGATGCAATTCACTTGGTCAGACTATGGTGATCAAAAGTATTTTCATATCTTTGATACAGAAGATCAGTCAGTATTACCAGTACCTAATCCACTTACAATGTTTGAAAAAGTTAAGTATGATGATACAAAAGAATCATTTGAAAAGATACTCAACAGAGACTATTCAGTATATGAAAACAAATTCATTAAAGTAATAGTAGTCAACAAAGATAATCCATACTGGTTTGATCAGATGATGGATAAACTTCACAAAGCAAATCCTCTACACGTAACTGTAGTAGATGATCATAAACATATGGACTTACTATCTGATGAAGAGATAGAAGGCGTAGAAGATACTCTAACAATATTAACAAAGTATGTTGATAGTTTAGAAATACAAGGTGAGAAAAACCAACTTACATCTTTAATAACTTCGTTGTATAATGAAGCATTAGATGAACATAATTATATATGATACACTTTAAGAAAGTTAAATGGAAGAATCTTCTTTCATCTGGTAATAAATTTACAACAATAGAATTAGATCGATCAGCAACAACACTTATTATAGGTGAGAATGGTGCTGGTAAATCAACTCTATTAGATGCATTATGTTATGCATTATATGGTAAAGGGTTCCGTAATCTTAAGAAAGAACTTCTTGTAAATTCAATCAATGGAAAAGAAATGTTAGTAGAAGTAGATTTCATGATTGGCAAAAAACAATATAAAGTAATTCGTGGAACTCGACCAAACAAATTCGAACTATATCTTGGAAACACAATGCTCAATCAAGATGCAAGTGTACGAGATTATCAAGATCACTTAGAAAAGAATATACTCAAAATGAGTCATAGGTCTTTTACTCAAGTAGCAATTCTAGGGTCAGCAAACTTTACACCTTTCATGCAATTAAAAGCAAGTGAGAGACGTAAACTTGTAGAGGACTTATTAGATATCTCTATCTTTAGTACTATGAGAGACATACTACGAAAGAAAGTATCATCACATAAAATTGATATTAAAGAGAACGAACATGAAATAGAAATTCTCGAAGAGAGAATCAATGGATTGACAGAGCAGATTAATGCTCTTCAAAAAAATCGTGATAAACAAATTCTTAAGTATGAATCAACCGTGAAAGAAACTGAAAATAATATTCAGACTTTAATGGAGACCATAGATGAAAAGACGAAAGATGTGGTGGAGAAAGAATCCACTATCCAGAATAAAAATACAGTTGAAGATAGACTCAAACAAACTATTAACTTGGAGAAGCAACTCGAAACTGCTAGAAAGAAAGCACTCGCAGATATTGAATTCTATGAGAACCACGACAACTGTCCAACATGTAAGCAAGGACTAGATCATGAACATAAAGAGAAGTGCATACAGGAAAAGACAGCAAAGGTCTCAGAGATCAAGAAGGCGGTTACAGAACTCGATGCGAAGATCAACGAACTTCATGACGAAATCGGACGAATCAATACCATTCAATCAGAAATCTTAGAGAAACAAAGAGAGATAGGACTATTACAAACAGAGATTACATCTAATCAAAAGTATATAAGTAAAGTTCAAGATCAAATAAATGATCTTACAAAAGCACAGATAGACAATAGTGCAAATGATAAACTAGCAACTAGTGAAGATGATCTAGATATCTTAGTTGCAAAGAAACAAGAACTCAAAGACAAAGAACATTACTTTAGTATCGCACAGATGTTATTACAAGATGCTGGTGTAAAACAAAAGATCATTAAACAATATGTACCTGTCATGAATAAACTTATTAATAAGTATCTGGCAAATTTAGAATTCTATGTTGGGTTTGAACTTGATGAAGCATTTGAAGAAACAATCAAGTCTAGATTTAGAGATGTATTCAAATACGATAACTTCTCTCAAGGTGAAAAAATGAGAATTGATTTAGCATTACTATTCACATGGAGAGCAGTAGCAAGAATGAAGAACAGTGTAAATACTAACTTACTTATATTAGATGAAGTATTTGATAGTTCTCTAGACACCCAGGGCACTGATGATTTTTTAAGACTGTTAAACACATTGACAGAAAAGACTAACGCATTTATAATAAGTCATAAGGGCGATGCCTTGTACGACAAGTTTGATGAAGTAATTAAATTTGAAAAGTATAAAAACTTTAGTCGAATTTCGGTATCATAAATATAAGCATGTACGAACTAGTAGAAGAAGCACATAAGGTATTAAGAGTACCACCTCCAGAATTTGATTTCGAGAATCCACCTGAGGATCCAAAAGAGATCGAAAAGAATATGATAGAAGCAATTGATAGATACGGTGGTCTTGGACTATCAGCAAATCAATGTGGATTACCATACAAAATGTTTGTTATGAGAACTGCTGATAAGGGTGTAGTTTCTTTTTGGAATCCAAAGTTATTAAAAGTATCTCAAGATACAGACAACATGAAAGAGGGTTGTCTATCTTTTCCAGATATCTATCTTATGATCAAGAGATCGAAAGTCATAGAGTTTGAATATCAAGATACTGATGGAGAAAAAATAGTTCTTACATTAGAAGGAATGGCCTCTCGATGTGTTCAACATGAACTTGATCACTTAAATGGTATACTGTTTCTACAAAGAGCATCACGTCTCAAGATAGAAAGAGCACTCAAGGCCAGACCAAAAGAAAAAAAGAAAAGAGAAGAGTATGAAAGAAGAATGCAAGTCGCAAGATATCTTGCCGATAGAGAGCAATCTAATGCCGATGCAGACGGAAGTGAAGATGCCATATCCTCCAAAGATGATACACAACCTGTTGACTCCGGAAGAGGCGAAGAGTCTAATTCAGTTTCATAAAGAACACCCGCATCTAATTAGAATAGGATCTCCAGACGAATACCAAGGAATAAGATTTTGTCATATTAAATCACAGTGGGTACGTGATACTATAATGAGAGTCGTATACCATCTGATTGGTGAAATCAGAATGATGTCTGGTCAAGTCGTAGTACCAGAAATGGTAGGTATCAATGAATGGGGAATAGGGGGTGAACAGCACCCACACCTAGACATATACTCTAATCAAGAAATGGATTTGAATACACACCACGGCGAACCAGCACGTGAGTGGACATGTATTTTATATTTGAACGATGATCTCAAAGGTGGTGAGACTTACATACCAGAAGGTAAAGTAATGTGTCATGACAATGTTCAAAGAGAATACGATGCAGATTCATTCCCACCTCAAGCAACTAGTGGATTATTATTTCAAGGCATTTATATTCCACACGGTGTCGCAAAAGTGAGACGTAATAGTAGATATACAATATCACTATGGTTCTCATCTAATCTCAAAAAACAAATGCCAACTCACCCAATTGACCTTGAGTCCAACGAAGACTTATTCAGACTTCATCTCAATGAAAAAGGTCCAACTTGGGAAACTCCAGAAAATAATCAAAATTAAACCTTGACAGTGACCCTCACTTTTTTGTATACTAATACAGTAACAAAAGGAGTGAGAAATGAGCAATTTAATAAACGATAATATTAAAGAAAACATAGCAGAAGAAGTCTGCAATATGGCAGAGAAAGACATTTGGAATGTGATCTTTGCAATTCAAAATGAATTTGGTATTGCTAATGTACCAAGTCCAGTAAATGGTAAAGAAGGATTCATCGATGCCTTGATTGAATTAAGATTTGACGAGGTGTGTAGATGAGTTTAAAAGAATTATTTATTGGAGACTATGAACAGATTAGATATAAACAATCTGGTAGAGAGTATGAAGGTTACGTCAAAATTGTCAACGACAATTTCATAGAAGCAAGAATGTGCGAATCAAATGGTTATGAGAAAGTTGGTTCTTGGTTCGATGCAATTATTTACAAACAATCTTTTAAAGGACTAGAAATGGAGTGGTGGTTCGATGGGCAAGGGTGTGATAACTCAGCAATCGGAGTCAGTGGTTGTTGGGAATCTATAGCAGATTTTATTTAACCTTGACAATGACCCTCACTTTTTGATAGGATATACATATGACAAATATTAAAGAAAACAAATCAAACCTAGCAAAACTTATGGCGACAGAGAATATTACTGTTGTTCATAAGAAAATCCCTACAGCATATTTCGATGTGAAGAATCGTGTACTTGCTTGTCCTACTTTCAAAGAAGAAATGTCTAGTGAACTTTATGACTTGTTCATGGGTCATGAAGTTGGTCATGCTTTATACACACCTTATGAAGGACTTCATTCAACTCTTAAAGAGAACAGAACTCTTAAGGGTTATTTGAATGTTGTTGAAGATGTTAGAATAGAAAGAAAGATCAGAGATAGATATCAAGGTCTCAGAAAATCATTCTTCAAAGCATACAATGAATTGATGGACAAAGATTTCTTCGG